AAAACCATTAAAGACTATCTGGGACGCTTCTAATGCTATAACAGCTATAGCACGCGATATTCCGCATCAAGATAACAGGCTGGATCTGGAACGTAAGGCTGGCCAGCTATTGGATACCGTAGCCGCTTAGATCCATTTATATATGAACCACTAAAGGCCGCTTAATGCGGCCTTTTTTTATGCTATTGACGTTAACTCATTTTTTCCTATACTTGAATTTAAACATAACTATGAAAAGGAAATATTATGACTATTGAATATCAAGTAACATATCCAGTTGATTGGCTAGATACTAATCCGACCAAAAAAAGATTTAAAACCATATCTGAAGTTGAAGACTGGATAACTGAAGAGATTAGCCGCCGTGTTGACTGGACGGTATCACATAGCCAGTATACGCTTTCTGAAGATGATCTTGAAGCGTTACAAGAAACCGAAAACGCTATGATCCAGATAAAGGAAGTATAACATGAAAAACTATCCTATATGGTTCGATATTAATTCTTGCGCTTATGCAAGCTCTGGCGGAAAGACTGGCAACAAGTCGTTTGGCGTGATCCAGCACAACACGCAAAAAATTAAGGTAGGTTTTAGCGCTGTAAATTCACATGATTTCGGCGCGCTGGATATAAGCGTGCAGGAAGACCCAGAAAACGGCGTTAAAACTTTCCAGCTGTCATTTACTGACGGCCATACTGGAAAGAAAACACTTCTTAAACGGTCGCTAGTACGCCAGAAAACGCGTAAACATGAAGCGCTTATTGGCCTAGAAGATCAATTTGAAACGGTCGATTAGATCCGCGCCAGCTGGTGCAATTAAAGCGGCCTTTGCGCCGCTTTTTTTGTGTCTTATTTCCAGTTAATCACGCCGCCGCCAGCGTGCCGCGTAGCTGGTCAATCGTATAGCTGGCCATTATCCTTAAAACCACCAGGCTTTTTTTAGATCCGCCAGCCGCTGGCCATTGCTTCCAGACTCGAGATCCGCCGCCAGCTGGTGCACGGTTCACGGTTCCAGATCCAAGATCCGCCGCCAGCTGGGCAAGATCCAGCGCACCAGATCCGCCAGCCGCTGGCCAAGATCCGCCGCCAGCTGGGCACGTTTTTTGTGCTGGGGCCCCAGCGTATCGGGTCAAAAAACACGGTTTTTGGTCTGGTGCGCACGATCTCAGAGCAATGACCAGCGGTTGTGCAGACGTTAGCTAGGGCCATGTTTCGCACGAATATTTACGTAAAAAATCGCACAATGTTTCACGTGAAACAATGCACAATAAATAGGCAATAAACAGAGTTCTTGTTAACTGGCCTAAAACCGTGCATATTATGCACATAATTTAAGCATTTTTTAGGGACCCCTGATGGAACTGACTGAGAAAGAGGCAAAGCTCAAGTTACGACTTGCGCAAATTGAGAAAAACGAAAAGTGCCAACAAGATTTTTTAGTTTTTGTAAAAAATATGTGGCCCGATTTTATTGCGGGTCGTCACCACAAAATTATTGCTGAAAAGCTAGAACGGGTCGCGAAAGGTGAGCTCAAGAGATTGATCATTAACATGGCCCCGAGACATACAAAATCTGAGTTTGCCAGCTTCTTGTTTCCTGCGTGGATGATGGGAAAGAATCCTAAGATGAAGATTATTCAGGCGACACACACCACGGAGCTCGCCGTGAACTTTGGTCGTAAAACCAAGAACCTTATTGATAGTGACGATTACAAAGATATCTTTCCGACTGTTAATTTGTCAGCCGACAGTAAAGCCTCCGGTCGTTGGGACACGACCTCGGGCGGTATGTATTATGCCGTTGGTGTGGGATCGAACTTAGCGGGTCGTGGTGGAGACTTGGTGATTATAGATGACCCACACTCGGAGCAGACAGCGATGTCGAACACGGGGTTTGACGATGCGTGGGACTGGTACACGGGGGGCCCCCGACAGAGACTACAGCCGGGCGGTAGTATTGTTTTGGTTCAGACCCGGTGGTCCGAGAAGGATATGACGGGACAGTTGATGCGTGCGATGGCTAAAGATGAATTAGCGGACCAGTGGGAAGTTGTGGAGTTACCGGCGATTTTTACGGATGGCAGTCCTTGTTGGCCGGAGTTCTGGAGCCTCGATGATTTGACAGCGGTCCGCGCTTCGATACCGCCCAGCAAATGGAACGCGCAGTATCAGCAGAATCCGACGGGTGAGGAGAACGCGATTATACCAAGGGACTGGTGGCAGAAGTGGGAGAAGGATAGTATTCCTAATCTTGAGTATGTTATTCAGAGTTATGATACGGCGTTTACGAAGAAGGAGACTTCGGACTATAGTGCGATTACGACATGGGGTGTATTTTATCCGGAAGAAGCGGGGGGTCCCCCGGCGTTGATACTTCTTGATAGTCAGAAGGATAGGTGGGACTTTCCGGAGTTAAAGCAGGTGGCGTTGGAACAATATAAGTACTGGGAGCCGGATACGATTATAATAGAGGCTAAGGCGACGGGGCTGCCCTTGACCCACGAACTACGGAACATGGGTATACCTGTTGTTAACTTTACACCGAGTAAGGGTAATGATAAGGTGACGCGCGTGCACTCTGTATCGGTTCTTTTTGAAGCAGGCATGGTGTACGCACCAGACACGAAGTTTGCGGATGAGATGATAGAGGAGGTTGCAGCTTTTCCAAATGGGGAGTATGATGACCTTGTGGATAGTATGACACAGGCTTTGATGCGGTATCGTCAGGGCAACTTTGTGCAGCTACCGAGTGACGATTGGGAAGAAGAGGATAACAACGTGCAAGTAAAAGCGTACTACTGATGGCGGAAAAAAAATCAGACATTGAATATTTTATTCCGCCCGAGTTACGTCCTTTAACTAGAAAGGTAAAACCTTATGTTAAGGGACTAAATACGGGAATTGCACAACTTTTGGGAATGCCTGTTGATCTTATTAACATTTCGCCTGTTTTATTAGACTATGTTATACCGGGAGATCAGGGCCTAAAGCCTTTTTTAAAAAAGCCGGTTGGTGGGTCCCAGACGTTTAAAGATTTGATGGCAGCGGGTAATATAGGAACCTACAAGGATCCTGCGTCGATATCTAAAGAAGACTATGGAGCGGGGGTTGCGGGTATGCTATCGGGTGAGGCTTTGTTGTCTATGTTTCCCGTAAAGAAAGCGATAGATGTTTTAATGGCGGGTAAGAAAGGTAAGAAGAATACTTTACCTGCGCCCACTGCGGGTGGCGTGGATTTATCAAAAAGAGATTTTCTTAAAAAAGCTCCTGTCGCTGTAGCGGCCACCGCTATGGTGCCTCCTGTTTTAAGAGAAATTGGGGAGGTTATTCCGGCATCAGGCGGTGCCAAAGCCGCAAAGACAGTGCTTCCGAGCAGTGCTATAATAGCTAAAAGTCGAGTTTTGGCCAGTCAGCTTTCAGACGGGCTCATTGAGTCTTTACTTAAAAAAACAAAAAATTCGCAAAAACTTAGCACTAAAAAATTGGCTGTAAAAACGGCGGAGTATAATAAGACTTTAAGTGATTTTTTAAAAGGTAAATCCTATGAGGATCTTATTAAATTACCAAAAAACGACTTAGCGGATTTATACAATCAGAAGAATTTCTCTGCGTATAAAGGTGCAGGAGATCCTTTGCGGTCAAAAAAATATGGACCTTTACTTGATAAAGTATTTAAGGACAGGGGCATAGGTATTGACGCACAAGGCAATTATAAAAAAGTACTTCGTAACGAAGGTGATCCGCCGCCACCGAATCTTTTAACAGACCCCAATGCTTTAAAGGATGCTTTTGGTATTAAAAAGATGTTGCCCTCCGAAAATCTTATAAAGAAGAGTCCTCAACAAACAACAAAAAGTATTTTTGCCCCCGAAGCCAAGAAAAATCGCCAGTTGTTGATTGTATCGTGTAGCAATAATAAGTGTCCTGATGTGGGTAATATGAAAGCACTGGATAGATATACGGGGCAGCTGTTTACCAAGATGAAAGCAGAAGGTATACCCCCAAACGTGGACATAGCTATATTGTCCGCGAAACACGGACTTATACGCTCGGACACGCAGATTAAGAAATACGATCAGCTAATGACACCAGAGATACGAGACAAGTTTATTAGTGACCCCGAACAGATGAAGAAGATTAGAGATACCATTGACGGTGATTACGATAAGGTATTTGTGACGGGCGGTAAGAATTACAGGGATGTTATAGATGCGGCGGCCAGTGGTTTAAATTATGAAGTAATAAAAAAGAAAGCCCCCGGTCTAACTCAACAGGCTGTTACCGATAAATTAAAATTGGCTAAGGGTATCCAAGTAGACAGATCAAAACCTCTTGGGGTACAGAACTTTGTTAAGGACGAGCCGGCGTATCATTTTGCTTTCCCTCAAAAAATTCCCGGTTTTAAAGACAAGTTTGAAAAGTTAGATATTAAAAAATTTGATATGGATGTAATAGAGGCACGGAATAAAGGATATTCTGTAAAGTATGCGGATACCTTGGGGGTTCATGTTGGGTCCCAGAAGGCGGCACAAGATAGGTTTTTAAGTGTCACTGGGATGTTTGACAAAAAAGAGGTTGGAAAAGAGGTGGGCTTTGATGTTAAGGGGCAAACGTATCCTCTTAAAATAGATACAAGTAAACCTTTTTTAGATAAGAGCGGTCAATATAGTAAAGACGGGGTATGGACAGAAGACGGCTTAGAAAACTATATACAAGGTAACGTTTTTAATGTGGACGATAAATATAAAAAAATAATGGAAAGTAGCACGGACCCTATTAAAAAATTTGAACAAACGTTTGTTAAAGAAAAAACAACGAGGGAACGAGAGTTAGTAAAGCAATTTAGAAAGAAGCTTGCTAATGATGGTTTTACCAATGTTCCCTACTTTAATGACTACGAGGGTGGTATTAAAAACGCACAAGGCAAGATGCTTAAAAAAGAAGTAAGTCAAATCATGCTTATTGACAGGCCTGATGGCGGTAATGTTATTACATCAAAAATCACAGCAGAACCTATGGAAAAGGGCGGTGTCGCGGGATTATCGGACATAGCACGCGATATGTTCAAGGGTCCAAAAGGTATTGGCGCTTATCAATCGTTTATGGTAGGTTAGAAAAAAGGAGTCACGTATGCCTATAGAAAAAGATATACCGGCAGATACCACAGCGGAGGAGCTGGCCGCTGATGTAGAGATAGAAATGCCCGGAACTATGGAGCCCATGGCGACATTGGATATGGACGTTGAAGCGGAGAACATGGACATAGAAATTACGGCTGAGGACGATGGCGGTGTGACCGTGGACTTTGAGCCGACGGACCAAAGGGGCACAAGTGATGATTTTTATTCTAATTTAGCCGAAGAAATGCCCGATAGAGAGCTTGGTCGTATAGCAGGAGAGCTTTTAAGTGAGTTTGATGCGAATAAAGCGGGTCGTCAGGAGTGGGAAGACGCTTATGCTAATGGTTTAGAGCTGTTAGGCTTTAGTTATGAAGAGAGAACACAGCCGTTTCGCGGGTCTTCCGGTGTTACACACCCTTTATTGGCCGAAGCGGCGACACAATTTCAGGCACAGGCGTTTAATGAGCTGCTTCCGTCCTCGGGTCCCGTTAGAACTACCATAGTTGGGGCCGAAACACGCGATAAACAACAGCAATCGCAACGAGTACGCCAGTTTATGAACTATTACATCACAAATGTAATGGAAGAGTACACGCCAGAGCTCGATCAGATGCTATTTTACCTGCCTTTGGCCGGTTCTACGTTTAAAAAAGTGTATTATGATGAAAATATGGGCAGAGCGGTGTCTAAATTCATACCGGCAGAGCATTTGGTGGTGCCTTATGAGACTTCGGACCTCGAAACGTGCCCAAATATTACGCAAACGCTACGAATATCGCTAAATGAGCTAAGAAAGAAGCAAATATCGGGGTTTTATCTCGATATTCCGGTGCTTCCGGGGCAGTCTGAGGGCGATTCTGTGACCGATGAAATCAATAGAATTGATGGTATGGCGCCCTCTCAGATAGATTATGACTGTACTTTGTTGGAATGTCATGTGGATTTGGACATTGAGGGTTATGAGGAAACAGATGATG